GGGGGTTTCTCTGGACCTTGGTGTAGAAGACCGTGAGTTCTGCAAGCGCCTGGTGGATTGGGCTGATATCATCCGTAAGACCTTCTACGATGGTGGTATTGAGGAAATCATCAGCACCCGCCGCCTTGTCCACATCATCCGTGCCTACAGCATCTTCCAAGACAAGGCAAAAGCAATTCAAGTGTGCATCAACCGCTTTGATGACGAAACCAAGCAAGCATTCCTTGAACTTTACGATAAGGTGGATGTCGATTTTAAAATGCCTGTTGACTCAGAACCTCAATCCTGATATAATTGGGGAAGGTAAAATGTGCCTTCCCTTTGTTCTTTATTTTTGAAAAATTATGCCTTCTGAAAATTTTGAAAGCACTTATGGAAGTTCAATTCCAAAAACCAACAATTTCACATTCTTAGGAGGAGCAAGTTCTTCGGATACAATTTCATTAGGAAATACTCATTTTCCTGGTGGAATGCATGGTCCCTCTCAAGACTACTGGGATTATGATGGGATTAGTTTTACTGGAAATCCTTATACATCTCCCGACTTTCTCACGATGAATTCCTATAATATTAAAATGACTGAAGATACGAACAAAAACGGTTTCTGGAAATACAACGAGGATAAAATCCTGAAACAACTTGAGGAGTACATTGCAAGTACTTATCGCCAGCATTATGTCGATCGTACTGGTGGTGGGAAGGAACAAACTCTCGACAAAATTAAGCACAATCGTCGTGAAGGGTTCTGTGCAGGTAATGTAACCAAGTATATTGATCGTTACGACACCAAAGGAACTCCTCGTGCAGATCTTTTCAAGGTTCTTCACTACACGATTCTTCTAATCAATCACCTGAACCTTATTGAAAACAAGTGAAACTTCAAGACAAAACTATGAAACTCTCAGATAATACTCTTGCTCTTCTAAAGAATTTTGCAGGAATTAACAATTCTATTCTTGTGAAAAAAGGAACTCAACTTCGTACTATTTCTGTTGCAAAGAATATCCTCGCACAAGCAAATATTACCGAAGAGTTTCCTCGTGATTTTGCAATCTATGATCTCAATCAATTTTTAAATGGTCTGAGTTTGCATCAAGATCCTGATCTTGATTTTACTGAGGAGTCATATCTCAGCATTAAAGAAGGTAAGCGTAGGGTCAAGTACTTCTATGCAGATCCTAATGTGATTATTTCTCCTCCCGACAAAGAAATTCAACTTCCTTCTCAAGATGTTTGTTTTCAACTTGATAGTACTTCTTTAGAGAAACTAGTTAAGGCTGCATCTGTATACCAACTTCCTGATTTGTCTGCCGTTGGTGAAGCAGGTGTTATCAAACTGGTGGTTCGGGATAAGAAGAATGATACTTCTAATGAATATGCCATTGTGGTTGGTGAGACTGACGATGAGTTTGTATTTAACTTCAAGGTAGAAAACATTAAGATCATTCCTGGTGCGTATGACGTGATTGTATCCTCTAAACTTTTGTCACAGTTCACAAATACCAAGTACAATCTCTGCTACTATATTGCCTTGGAACCTGATTCTACTTTTGGTTGATGGAATTTCTTTTATATTTGACCCCTATTGGTCGTGAAATCGTTCAGAACGTAATTCGTGCAGGATATCCAGTTCGGGAAAACATTGAGTTTTGTCGTGATAAGAATAGGTTTGGATATGGAAACTTTAATAAAATGGTCATCTGCACGAATAATATTAAACACAGTGGTTTGAATGTAAAAGAACAAATCAATTATACTGTGTATCACGAAGCAGTTCATATGGCACATATGTGCAATGGTTATAAACCATTTTATATTAATGTAAAGGATATGCCTCTCCCATGGAATAAAATGGAAGATATTAAAAAATCTATGGCAATGTCAACTGCTTCCAGACAAATGGAGCATGAAGCATTTTGGATGGAAGATAAACCAAAAAAAGTAAATTATGTAATCAAAAAGTATTGTTTTTGATATGAACATCTTCGTAACAAGTGAATATCCCGCAGAGAGTGCCATCTGCCTGCCTGACAAGCACGTTGTTAAAATGCCCCTAGAGTGCTGTCAGATGCTTTCCATCGTAGCATCCAAGTGGTATCACAATTATGGTCCTCTTCTCAAGGCAGACAGTACGCCCTACAAGACCGAGAAAGGAGCATTCCGTAACCATCCCTGCACCAAGTGGGCGGCGGATAGTATTCATAATGCTTATTGGTTGATTAAGCACGGTCTTAATCTATGTGATGAATACACTCTGCGTTATGATAAGGTTCATTCCTGTTACAAGACACTCGTAGATGCCTTTTATTTGTTCCCCCGTGGTAAAATTAATAAGGTAGAAAACTTTGTTCGTGCTATGCCAGATGAGTATAAACTTGACACAAGCATTAACACTTTTACTGCTTACAAGATGTATATTGCATCCAAACCTTGGGTTGCATCTAATTATCTTCGTATGCCAGAACGAAAACCTGAATGGATCTAAATTATGACAAGTGAATTTCTTTATGTGGAAAAGTACCGCCCTCAAGTAATTGAGGATTGTATTCTTCCAGATGATACTAAAAAAACATTTAAGGAGTTTGTTGAGAAGGGTGAGATTCCGAATCTTCTTCTTGCAGGACCTCCTGGTATTGGTAAAACTACAATCGCAAAAGCATTATGTAATGAATTAGGAGCAGATTTTTATGTCATCAACGGATCCGACGAAGGGCGTTTCTTGGATACTGTACGAAACCAAGCAAAGAACTTCGCTTCGACCGTATCACTTACGGGATCTTCTAAACACAAAGTCATCATTATCGATGAGGCGGATAACACAGGGAACGACGTACAACTCTTACTACGGGCGAATATTGAGGCATTTTATAACAACTGCCGATTCATCTTCACCTGCAACTACAAGAATAAAATCATTGAACCCCTGCATTCCAGATGTGCCGTCATTGATTTCGCAATCAAAGGAAAGCAAAAGCAACAACTTGCAGGAAGCTTTTTCAAAAGAGTTCTTCAAATCTTGGATCAGGAGAAAATTGAGTATGATGAAAAAGTTGTTGTTGAACTCGTTACAAAACACTTCCCAGACTTCCGTAGAGTCCTCAACGAGTGCCAAAGATATTCTACGGGGGGTAAAATTGACTCAGGAATTCTCGCGTCGTTTTCAGACATTTCAGTAAATGAACTTATTAAGAATCTTAAAGATAAGAACTTTCCTGAAGTCCGAAAGTGGGTGGTCTCCAACCTGGACAACGATGCTTCTAGTTTACTTCGTCGGATTTATGACTCCCTTTATGATTGTCTTTCACCCCCATCTATTCCTGCTGCCGTTCTTGTTATTGCTAAGTATCAATACCAATGTGCGTTCGTGGCTGACCAAGAGATAAACCTTCTTGCTGCTCTTACTGAAATTATGTGTGAGTGTGAGTTTAAATGAAAGTTCCATCTAAATCTGAATTGATGCATTATCGTCTTCAAGCAGTTATGCGTGAAAACATTTTTGAAGAAGATCAAATTAAATATCTTGGTGTTCGTGATGATGGTAAACATTGGTATCTTCTTGGCGGAGATCATGAAGTATCTTCGGATCAATTTGAAGAAATTGAATTTGTTGAGGAACTATAATGAATCCGTACAAAATTAACAAAGCATCTTTTGTAGAACAACCAGTAAAAACTACTCCACAAAATGTAAAAGAAGCAAATGAGGCACTCTTTTATTCTAAAATGAATCTTCCGCAAGCAGCAAAGCATTGTGGAATGACTCAGAAAGAAATGAAACTTACTTTTTTTGAATACCTAAAGTATAACAAACCTGATTATGAGTATTGATTTTTCTCGCGTTAATTTTGAACAATTTTTCGGATGGGTGAACGCATCTAATACGAAACAAATGAAAAGTTCTTCTTTTAGGGGACTTCGAGCGCATTATACTGAAAAGTCTTTTTGTAAGTGGTCAGATGATCAATTGAAACATGTAGGACTTTTTGATAATGGTAGGGATTTTGTCATAAAAGAAACAGGCGAATCTGTTGAAATGAAAAGTCAACTTGGAATGTTTAAAACAAAGAAAGGATACCAGGGTGATTGTAAGTCATTTGTGTTGAAAAATTTTCATCCTTCTAACAAAGACAGAAAAAACTGGAAGAAACAGGATTTAATTAAGACATTTGATTACTTACTTTTAGTTGATACGAAATCCATGTCTGTGGGTTATACTACATGGGATAAAGTTTACGAATGTGTTGATGAGACTGCAAATGATCCTAAATGTGTATTGAAGAAAGGTGATTATACTATGATTGTCGAAAACGTCATTCCTGCTGAAAAAGACTGTGATGTTGATGCTATGTTTTCTTTTATTGAGGAGCATATTTAATGAAATCTCTTAAAACTCCTTTACGCTACCCTGGCGGAAAGTCCCGTGCCTGTGAAAAAATGGGACCTTACTTCCCCGACCTACGAAATTATGATGAATTTCGTGAACCATTTCTTGGTGGAGGAAGTGTTGCAATTTATATCACAAAGAAGTATCCTGGATTAAATATTTGGGTAAATGACCTTTATGAACCCCTTGTAAACTTCTGGCAACAACTCCAGATGTTTGGGAATGATCTGAAGAATGAATTGGTTGATTGTAAAGTTGCTTACAATACTCCCGAACTTGCAAGGGAACTCTTTCTAAAGTCAAAAGAGCATATAAATGATGAGTCTGAAACGAACTTTAATCGTGCTGTCGCTTTCTATATTGTTAACAAATGCTCTTTTAGTGGTCTTACCGAAAGTTCATCTTTTTCAGAGCAAGCAAGTAACTCCAATTTTTCCTTGCGAGGAATTGGAAAATTGCCAGAGTATTCCAAGTTAATTGTTAATTGGCGTATAACTAACTATTCATACGATTATCTGATGGATGGGGACAAAGGTGCTTTTATGTATCTCGATCCTCCTTATGATATTAAGGATAATCTCTATGGGCATAAGGGATCAATGCACAAAGGATTTGATCACGATAAGTTTGCTGCTGATTGCGATGCTAATAATATGGATCAATTGATCAGTTATAATTCAGATCAACTTGTGAAGGATCGTTTTAAGAACTGGAATGCTGCTGAGTTTGATCTTACGTATACGATGAGATCTGTTGGTGAATATATGCGAGAACAAAAACAACGTAAAGAACTTTTGCTTTTTAATTATGGAATTGAAGGACTGGTTAAACTCTATCAATCAGACGAAGAAACATCTGATTGACGAAGACCCTTCGCTTGAGAAGGAATATGCACCATATATCATTAATCGGTGTCTCTCTGGACATATTGATTGCATCATGTATGCAAATGAAATGAATCAATATCATTTCCTTTCAAAAAAGATGCAATATGATTTTTTGCTAAATAGTCTGAGGAAAAGGAAGAGATTTTCTCCCTGGCTCCGTCAAGATAAAATCAAAGACCTTGATTATGTCAAACGTTATTATGGATATAGTAATGAAAAGGCAAAACAAGCTTTGAGGATTCTTACTAAAGAACAACTTAATTTTATTAAATCAAAATTTGAAACTGGAGGAACAAAATGAGTGTCGTTCAAGAACCTGAAGTGAAGTGGACGCCCGATCAAATGGTTGAAGTGGTTCTTAATGAACCAGACGACTTTTTGAAGGTACGCGAAACTTTGACTCGTATCGGAGTCGCATCACGAAAGGAAAAGAAAATCTATCAGTCTTGCCATATTCTTCACAAGCAAGGTAGATATTATCTTGTTCACTTTAAAGAACTATTTGCCTTGGATGGTAAACATGCTAATCTGACTGTGAATGATGTTCAACGTCGCAATCGTATTGCTCAACTGCTTGCTGATTGGGGTTTGATTACGATTGTTGACCTTAAAAAGATTCAGGACATTGCTCCTTTGAATCAAATTAAAGTTCTTGCTTATAAAGATAAGGGGGACTGGATTTTAGAAACCAAGTATAATATTGGTGCTAAAAAGAAAAAGGTAGAAGACGCCGAATAATAAAAGTAGGGAGTTCAACACTCCCTTTTTATTTATTTTACATATATAATACTAAGGATGCCGAAAGGGTCCACAAAACACAAACTCGCTTTTAAAGGAGCTACTATAATGACTAACCTTGCACGTTATACTGCTGCGGATCTTAATACTTTGATGGATAAGATTACCCGCAATAGTATTGGAATGGATGAATATTTTGATCGTCTTTTTAATCACCACGAAACTACTACAAATTACCCTCCTTATAATCTAATTCAAATAAATAACGTTGAATCCCATTTGGAACTCGCACTCGCTGGATTCAAAAAGGAGGAGGTAAATGTTTTCACAGAATATGGAAAACTTTTTGTTGAAGGGCAAAAAGCAGATGCCGAATCGGATAGGACGTTTATCCACAAGGGAGTGGCTCAAAGAAGTTTTAAACGAGCGTGGACTCTATCCGACGACACAGAAGTACGTGAAGTCACATTTGAAGATGGACTTTTACGGATCGTACTTGGGAAAATAGTCCCAGAGCATCACGCCCGTAAGGACTATCTATAAATATAATTGAATATCGTCGGCGCTATGCCACGGGAGGTAACTGGCAAAATCCAGTTGACACCTCCCATTTTTTTTGTTATACTGGTTTTAAACTAAGTGAAAAAATGACCATTAAACTTGTTTTATTAAAAACTGGAGAAACTATTATATCTGATGTAAAGGAACTAGTTTCTGATGAAAAACCTTGTGGGTATCTGTTGAATGACCCTCAATTAGTTTCTATTAAAAAGGAAATGATTGATACTGAAAATGATGATCAACAAAATGTAAATCGTGGAGAGGTACATGTTTCTTTAACACCTTGGATAATTCTTTCTATTGATACGCAAATTCCAATTGATTTCAGTAATGTAGTTACTCTCGCTGAACCAGTAGAATCTTTGAAAAAAATGTATGAGGATAAGGTAAATGTCTAAGACCGTTAAGTGTGTTTTAATTAATGTTGATGTTGTTCTTATTACTGAAGTAGTTGAAATTGATGCTGATATTGGGAGTCCTAACTGTAAATTGATAAATCCATTCTTGTTTAAAAAAGCAGACGGTTCTGATGATAATTTTTATTTGGAACCTTGGCCAGATGTTACATATCAAAAGGAAATTATGCTAAGATCTGATGATATTTTAACTATCGCAGATCCACTTCCAAAAATTGTTGAAAAGTATTTAGAACTAACTACCTGATGCGCTTTTATACTAACGTTCAAATGGTCGGGGACAACTTTCTTGTCCGTGGTTATGAAGATGGTCAACACTTCATGACCCGTGAGAAGTTCAACCCGACTCTTTTTGTCCCTGCCAATAAAAAAACAAAATATCAAACCTTAAGTGGAGAATATGTAGAATCAGTTCAACCTGGATCTGTTCGTGATTGTAGGGAATTTGTTAAAAAATATGAGAACGTAGAAAACTTTAAAATCTTTGGAAATACTCAATATATCTATCAGTATATTTCTGATATGTATTCTGAAGATGAAATTAAATTTGATATTAGTAAAATTAAAGTAACTACTATTGATATTGAGGTTGCTTCTGAAAATGGATTCCCTGATGTAGAATCTGCTGCCGAAGAAGTTCTTTTGATTACCGTTCAAGATTATTCCTCAAAACAAATTAACACTTGGGGGAAGGGTCCCTTTCAAAACAAACAGAAGAATGTAAACTATCGTTCATTCTCAAGTGAGTACGATCTCTTAAACGATTTCATTAATTGGTGGATGATTGAATCCAACACACCAGAAGTTGTGACTGGATGGAACAGTAAACTGTATGATATTCCTTATCTCGTTCGTAGAATTGATAGGGTTCTTGGTGAAAAACTAATGAAGCGTTTGTCACCTTGGGGTCTTGTAACTGAAGATGAAACATACATCTCGGGTCGTAAGCACCTTTGTTATGATATTGGTGGAATCTCGCAGTTGGACTATCTTGATCTTTATAAGAAATTTACTTATAAAGCACAGGAATCTTATCGTCTGGATTATATTGCTGAAGTTGAACTTAAACAGAAAAAACTAGATCACTCTGAGTTTGATACTTTCAAAGATTTTTATACGAAAGGATGGCAAAAGTTTGTAGAATACAACATCAAGGACGTGGAACTTGTTGACCGTTTGGAAGACAAGATGAAACTAATTGAACTTGCGCTTACTATGGCATATGACGCCAAGGCAAACTATGAGGATGTATTTTCTCAAGTTCGCATGTGGGATACGATTATCTATAACTACCTGAAGAAAAGGAATATCGTTATTCCTCCTAAAGAGCGTTCTGATAAAGATTCCAAATATGAGGGTGCTTATGTTAAAGAACCTATTCCTGGAATGTATGAATGGGTTGTGAGTTTTGACTTGAACTCTCTATATCCACATTTGATTATGCAATACAACATAAGCCCTGAAACTCTTTTAGAAGAAAGGCATCCATCTGTAACTGTGGATAAGATTCTCAATAAAGATCTTACATTTGAACTGTATAAAGACTATGCAGTTTGTGCGAATGGTGCGATGTATCGTAAAGATGTTCGCGGATTCCTTCCAGAGTTGATGGAAAAGATTTATAATGAACGTGTAATCTTTAAAAAGAAAATGCTTGCTGCAGAGCAAGCATATGAAAAGACCAAGAGCAAGGAGTTAGTTAAAGAAATTGCTCGTTGCAACAACATTCAGATGGCACGAAAGATTCAATTGAACTCTGCCTATGGTGCGATTGGTAATCAGTATTTTCGTTATTTTAAACTTGCAAATGCTGAAGCAATTACTTTATCTGGTCAAGTTTCAATTAACTGGATCATGAATAAGGTAAATGCTTATTTAAACAAAATTCTTAAGAGTACAGATGTTGATTACGTTATTGCTTCGGATACTGATTCTCTTTACGTTAATATGGGTCCTTTGGTTGAGAGTGTATACAAAGGAAGAGAGAAAACTACTCAAAGCGTTGTTTCGTTCCTTGATAAGGTCTGTCAGGTGGAATTTGAAAAGTATATTGAAAATTCTTACAAAGAACTGGCGGAATACGTGAATGCTTATGAGCAGAAAATGATCATGAAGCGTGAGTGTATTGCTGAACGTGGTATTTGGACTGCAAAGAAGCGATACATTTTAAGTGTGTGGGATAGTGAAGGTGTTCGCTATGAGGAATCCAAACTCAAGATTAAGGGTATTGAAGCAATTAAATCTTCCACACCAGCACCTTGCCGTAAGATGTTGAAAGAATCTTTTAATATTTTAATGAGTGGTACTGAAGATGACATGATTCATTTTATTGATAAGTGCCGCGAAGAGTTTAAATCTCTTCCTCCAGAACAAATTGCATTTCCTAGAACTGCTTCTGATATTCGTAAATATTATTCGTCTTCTAATATTTACGCCTCTAAAACTCCAATTCAGGTACGGGGTGCATTGCTTTTTAATCATTACATAAAACAAAAAAATCTTACTAATAAGTATTCTTTGATTAATAATGGCGAAAAGGTTAAGTTCTTATTTTTGAAAAAACCAAATATCATTCAAGAAAATGTAATTTCTTTTATTCAGCAGTTTCCTACCGAACTTGGTCTTGACAAATACATTGATTATGAATTACAATTTGAGAAAGCATTCTTGGATCCACTCAAAACAATTTTGAATATTATTGGGTGGCAAGAAGAAAAAACTATAAATCTTGAATCATTTTTCTTTTAATGAAATTGCCTATTAATCAAAAAGAATTAGAGTATATAATAAACTCATTAAAAAATATTAATCCACAACTTTATGCTAAATTGTGGTCATATAAAGTAAATCATTTGAAGGAGAAAAAAAATGGATTTTCTTAAGGATATTGTGAAAGAAATTGGTGGCGAGTACACGCAACTTGCTTCTGATATTGATGAGACTGAAACTTATGTTGACACAGGTTCGTACATTTTTAATGCACTGGTTTCAGGTAGCATATTTGGCGGTGTATCTGGCAACAAGATTACTGCTATTGCTGGAGAGTCTAGTACTGGAAAAACTTTCTTCAGCCTCGCCGTTGTTAAGAATTTTCTTGATACCAATCCCGATGGTTATTGCCTCTACTTTGATACTGAAGCTGCTATTACCAAATCTCTCTTAGAATCCCGTGGAATTGATACTTCTCGTCTTGTGGTTGTTAATGTGGTTACTGTTGAAGAGTTTCGTGGAACGGCGCTCAAGGCAGTAGATATGTATATGAAAAAACCAGAAGCAGAACGCAAACCTTGCATTTTTGTGCTAGACTCTCTGGGTATGCTTTCCACAAGTAAGGAGATTAATGATGCTCTGAATGATAAAGAAGTTCGTGACATGACCAAATCACAACTGATTAAAGGTGCATTCCGTATGCTTACGCTTAAACTGGGTCAAGCAAAAATTCCAATGATCGTGACCAATCACACGTATGATGTCATCGGTGCTTACGTTCCTACTAAAGAGATGGGTGGTGGTAGTGGACTCAAGTACGCAGCGTCTTCAATCATTTATCTCAGCAAAAAGAAAGAAAAGGATGGAACAGAAGTTGTTGGAAACATTATAAAGGCAAAGACTGCTAAGTCGCGTTTGAGTAAGGAGAATAAGGATGTAGAGGTTCGTTTGTTTTATGATGAACGAGGTCTGGATAGATATTATGGACTACTTGAACTCGGTGAGATTGGTGGACTTTGGAAAAACACCGCAGGACGTTATGAAATTAATGGCAAGAAAATCTACGCTAAACAAATTTTAGCAAATACTGAAGAATACTTCACCGAAGAGGTGATGCAACAACTTGATGATATTGCTAAACGTGAATTCTCTTATGGAACGAATTGAATCGACTATTTTAAAAAATTTAGTATTTAATGAAGATTATTCTAGAAAGGTAATACCTTTTATACAACCAGATTATTTTGAAAATAAATCTGAAAAAGTTATTTTTGAAGAGATCACTCAATTCATTATAAAATATGGTTCGGCAATTACTGTTGAAGCACTTAATATTGAAGTAGAAAATCGGTCAGATTTGACTGAGGATCAAATTAAAGAAATCAGGGAAATTAATAGGAACTTGAGTTATTTCCCTGTAGATAAGCGGTGGTTACTTGATACTACTGAAAGATGGTGTCGTGATCGTGCTATTTACTTGGCACTCATGGAATCAATCCATATTGCCGATGGTAACGATTCAAAAAAGAATAGGGATGCTATTCCAAGTATTCTTTCAGATGCTCTTGCAGTTAGTTTTGATAACAATATCGGTCACGATTATCTAAACAACTATGAAGAACGATATGAGTATTATCACAGAAAGGAGGATAAAATTGAATTTGATCTTGAGTACTTTAACAAAATTACCAAAGGCGGTCTCCCTAACAAGACTCTTAATATCGCTCTTGCTGGTACGGGTGTCGGCAAGTCTTTATTCATGTGCCATGTTGCTAGCTCCGTCTTGTTGCAGGGGAGGAACGTTCTCTACATTACAATGGAAATGGCAGAGGAGAAAATTGCTGAGCGAATTGATGCAAATCTCTTAAACGTTCCCATTCAGCAGTTGGAAGAATTGCCAAGATCAACCTTTGAGAATAAAGTAACGAATATTGCAAAGAAAACCAGTGGATCACTTATAATTAAGGAGTATCCAACTGCTTCAGCGCATAGTGGACATTTCAAGGCACTTCTTAATGAACTTGCACTTAAGAAGTCATTTAAACCTGATATTATTTTCATCGATTACCTTAATATTTGTGCTTCCAGTAGACACAAAGCAAATAGTTCTGTCAATTCTTATTCTTATATTAAATCAATTGCCGAAGAACTTCGTGGTCTGGCAGTAGAATTCAATGTTCCGATTGTCAGCGCAACACAAACTACTCGGAGTGGTTTTGGATCTTCTGATGTGGAATTGACTGATACTTCCGAATCATTTGGTTTGCCTGCTACTGCCGACCTTATGTTTGCTCTGATTAGCACGGAAGAGTTAGAGCAACTTGGTCAAATTATGGTAAAGCAATTGAAAAACCGTTATAATGACCCAACAATCTACAAGAGATTTATTGTTGGGATTGACCGTGCTAAAATGCGTCTTTATGATTGTGAGCAGACTGCCCAGAATGACATACTTGACAGTGGGCAGGACGATGAGTATAATGATAATGAAGACAAAAAACCCAAAAAGTCGTTTGAAGGATTTAAATTTTAATGGAAACTGCTAAACACGTTAATTTTGATAAATATGCTGAGTTTGTAGATGCAGTGACTTCTGATGCATCTAAAGACTTTCTTTCTCTCTCTGACCGCCTGGTTGCTCTTGATGAGAAAGGTGCGAATATTGAGCGTCTTCTAACCGCTTCTGTTGGCATCAATGCTGAAGGTGGTGAGTTTATGGAAATCGTTAAGAAGATGATTTTCCAGGGAAAACCTTATAATGAGGATAATCGTGAGCACCTGATTATTGAGTTGGGAGATATTATGTGGTATGTTGCTCAAGCATGTATGGCACTTGATGTAACTCTGGATGATGTTGTTGCCCGTAACGTTCAAAAACTCCTGAAGCGTTATCCTGAAGGTGCTTTTGATGTTTACTTCTCCGAAAACCGTGCTGCTGATGACCGATGACTAAAGAAAAGCAAGTAACAATTAAAATGGATATTCGTTCTGCTGCTGCAGTACGACAAATCCTTTTTGAGTCTCAAAAAGGATACACTTATAATTCAGAAAGTGTTCCTCCTCGTATTTCTGATATTCGCTCGGTAATTTCAGATCTTGATGATAAGATTAGTACAGTTTTTGGTTAATAATAAATATTTCAAAAATGTCTTTGATTGGAAAAAAAAGGGGAAGACCTATTAGTAGAATTCAGTTTGATTCTATTTTAAAAAAATTCTTAGTTTTTTTAAAAAGAGAGTTAAAAATTAATTATGATGTTCCAATCATATTAGTTGATGATGCTGATTTTTCAAAAAAAGTATTGGCATTTGGTGAAATATCAAAAGATAATATGATACATTTAAGTATTATAAATCGTCATCCCATGGACATACTTAGAACACTTGCTCATGAGTATGTCCATTATAAGCAAAATATTGAAAATAAAATTCGTAGAAGTGGTCCAGGAAGTCCATCAGAAAATCAAGCAAATGCAAAGGCAGGTGAGATTATGAGAAAGTATGGACAACTTCATCCAGAGTTATTTGACCTTATGTCTATTAGGTAATATAATTCTTTTATTGGGGAATTAGTTAAACGGTATAACGGGTGCTTTGCAAGCACTTATTAGGAGTTCGATTCTCCTATTCTCCATTTGCCCGTGTACTCCAACGGTAGAGAGGGTGGACTTAGAATCCATACAGTGGAAGTTCGAATCTTCTCACGGGCACTAAATATTTGAAAAAATGTCAAGAACAAAAGGTAAAGATACTTGGGAAAAATATTATAATAATAAAGATAATATTAGTATTCAAATAAAGAAAACTGCACCGTATTATGCAGATGAACTTACAACGAAAGTTGAAGGAAACTTACCATATGATGGAATTGTAATTTATAAAGATGGTTTTTCTAAACATATTTCCAGAGGAGGAAATACAAAATTAGCATTTCAATTTAATCCAACTGGTCCAATTTATTATTCTCCGGTTGATAATTTTTATAAACCAGGAATATCTTCTGGTTTAAATTTAAGTCCCGAATCTTTTGGGATTGAAAATCAAACTTTTGGTAACAGTGAAATATATTACCAGAAAGTAATAAATTCAATTACAGATCGTTGGCAATCTGGTAATTATAGTGGGGAATTGTATGATTATCTTATGGAATTAGTTTCTTATGCAAATGGAGGACCTGGAAGTTTTAGTGGAATAAAAACTGATGGTTTTGATTGGGGCACAATCACTAGTTATTTTTCTGAAGTTATTGGACCATTAGTTTGCATTAAAAGAGGAATTTTGTCCGATTTGAGAGTAACAAATATTTCTAGTGCAAAAATTTTCATACCATCTTCTTCGGAAGCCTTGTATGACTATAAACTTATTTGTGGTGATCAAGAATATCTAATATCCGCAAAATCTGGAAGGGGTGTATCTAATCAGGTTAAACCCCAATTTGTACTTCCCTATGTTGAAAATTATTTAGAAATTCCATTAAAATCTAGGAAGGCATATAAACTATTGCAAATATTATCAAATTATTCTATTAAAAAAGGACCCTTTCTTGGGTGGCAATTGTTGCAAAATACTGCAGAGTTAACTGCTGGTGCTATTTCTGATATAGAAAAAAACTATGACACAAATATTAAATCATCTAGAGACCAAATAACTAATATTCAACCATGGAAACCTTTTATAAGTAAGTATTTTCCTACTTATAAAACTGTCACTTATGGGCAAGTAAGATATAAATGTGAAACTTTAATTCAATCTGCATCTAAAACAGGAATTTTGCATAATGATCTTAAAAAAATATTTCAGGTATATTTGAACAAATCTAGAATTTCTTATGTAAAAATGAAAGTTTCTATGCCAAACGGAAATCCATCATTTACAAGAATTCAAGATGGTGGAGTTAAAACGATTAATTATTTGGAATTGAGAAGTTCTAATGATAGTTTGTCTAGAACATCTGATAAAATGGGTTTTGATAAGGTGAGATAATCTATTAGAATAAATATTTAGTAATTATAGTAAAGATAGAATAATACCGTAAATAATGAAAAACTTCTTTCAGTTTGTGCAAAATATTCAAGAAATGGCATCTCAACAAGCTGCTAGACTTGGATTTCAGGGAGATGGTAAAGGTGGATGGTATAAACAGGGAGAGTTTGTCGCAAAAACAGAAAAAGGAAGACTCAAGTTTTATAATAAAAGACAAACTCTTGGTAAAGATTCTGCTCAAACTGAACTAGAAAAAAATATATCTGATCCTAATTTTCAAGATCCTGCCATTACTCAACAGCAGCAAGTTGTACCAACTGGTCAACAGAATGTTTCCCAAGAACCTATTTCGCCAGAAGATCCTGTAGTAAATTATCTTCCAGTAGAAAAAACAAAAGGAACTTTAACTATTGCTTTTGGTAGATTTAATCCTCCGCATTTAGGACATCAACAATTGATGGATACTGCAGCAGCAGCGGCAGAACAAGATGGTAGTGATTATATAATTGTTCCTTCACGTAGTCAGGATGAGAAAAAAAATCCATTAGATCCTGATACTAAAATTATGATAATGCGTCAAATGTTTCCTGACCATAGTGAAAGAATTTTAAATGATCTCAATACAACAACAATCTTTGATGCTTTAAAGAAAGCGCATAATGATGGATATATGAACGTGAGAATTGTTGGTGGATCGGATAGAGTTAAAGAATTAGATAAACTATCTAATAACTATAATGGAAATCTTTATCAATTTGATAATATTGAAGTATTATCTGCTGGAGATATAGATCCAGATTCAGATGGATTGGAAGGTTTATCAACATCAAGAATGCGTCTTGCTGCTGCGGAAGGAGATTTTAAAACTTTTCGTGCTGGTATGCCTCCAGACATGAGACCAAAAGATATAAGAGCAATTTTTGATACCGTTCGTGCTTCTATGGGAATACAAGATGAGGTAATTGAAGTTTGGAAAATCGCACCTAAGTATGACACACAAACTCTTCGTGAAAATTATATTGCAGAAAAAATTTATAACATTGGGGATTTAGTAGAAAACTTAAATACCGGATTGGTTGGACGTATTATTCGTCGTGGGACTAATTATCTTATTTGTGTAACTGAAGATCATATTATGTTTAAGTCCTGGATTAAAGATGTAACTGAGTCTAAAAAATATACTGAGAAGAAATTGGATAGTATGTATAGAGAACCTGGAAAACCAAACACTTTGGCAGGAACTTTGGGGTATTTTAAATATGCTTCTAAACAAACTCCGGGTGCAATAGGAACAAACTCAGAATATCTTCAATCTGGTGCAAAATCTTACGGTATTGATTTCATAAATAGACATAGAAAAAAATAAAGTATTATAAAAATCTCAAATGACTACCACTATTTTTGAAGAAACCCCTCCTATGGGCGATGCAAAAAGAACTCTTGAGAAGCAAGCAAGACAACTTGCTTATGATATTAGATATGAAATCAAGAAATCTATCGGTGATAAAAAATTAGATCCAGCATCTCTTAAAAGAGAGTATATGAAAGGTCTTCAAAAATCTTCTCAACCACCAGCAGTTAAAATGAGAGCAAGACAAATGTTATTGGGAGAAGACTATACATCTGATATTAAAAATATTGTATCAGAAAATGTTGCAAATGCTCTTTATAAAGTTTTTGTTGAAGGTATAGATGAGGTTAATTCTGAAATAGAATTGGATTATTTGAGAGAGCTTGCTGATACTAGAGAAGCAAAATATAAAGTAAGAGTTACAGACAAGAAAACTGGAAATTCATATGTTCGTTATGCAACTCGTGCAAAAATTTCTGAACTTCGTGCAAATCCAAATATTTCTTCTGTAGAAATGACAGAACATGGTGAACCAAGAGAAGGTGAAAGAAAAAGAGGTGTAGAAACTGCTACAGTAAAAACTGGCGGCAATGCAAAGAAGGATTATGATGGTGATGGTAACGTGGAAAGTGGTGCTAAAGAATATCGTGGTGCCGTTCATAATGCAATTCAACGTAGAAGGGGTGGAGTGGCAGACGGTAAAGATACTTCAAGTGTTAAAGAAGACTTTATAGGTGAAGTAAAAACTACTGAAGATAAAAGGAATAAAAAGATTACTGGTGAAGGTGTAAATAATTCCAGTATTATTAAATTATTTCCAGATGATAAAACCGCACCATCACGCCATGGAATGGTTGTAGCAAATAGTTATGAAGTTGATGGACCTATTTTAACTGAAAGGGCAAAAAGTTCAGCTCAGCAAAAATTTATGGGCATGGTTCTTGCCACTAAACGGGGCAAAAAGGCATCATCAAAAGAAGTTGCAAAGTCTGCTTCTGAAATGAGTGAAAAGGAAGCAAAAAAATTCGCTAAAACTAAGCATAAAGGTCTTCCAAAACATGTTGCAAAAGAAGAAAAAGAATGTGGGGGTGATGAAGATCCAAGACAAATGAAGACTAAAAGAGATAAAGTACGAACTGCTCTTGGATTGATGGGAATCAAGGCTTCTTATGAACCCGAAGGTAAAGTAATCTCAGAAAGAGATGATGAACCAGGTGAAGGACCAAGACAAAGATATGGTGATATGCGTGGTTTAGACCGTAGTGGACCACCAACATCTTTTGGTGGAAAATGGCAAAGTAAAGAAAGGAAAGCAGCAGGTGCAGACGCTTTAAAAAGAGCTTCATCTTTAGTAAAACCTGCTGACTGATAAATATTTCAGGATACTCTAAACGGAGGACATCATGGACGCAATAGTAGTGGTTGTAAAACCAATTCTTATTCATCTTGCTACACATCCAGCAGTTAAGAATCTTGTAATTTCTCTTCTCGAAAAGTATGTAAATACAACCGATAATAGTATTGATAATCAAATTCTTGAAACTGCTAAAGTTCTTCTGTTCAAACCAGAAGCACCTAAAGTGTGATCATTTGTTTTTTAACTAATTGGGTCATAACTATCTAAAGGAGACAAAAAGTAAAAGTCTCCTTTTTTTATAAATATCAATATAAAGAAATTATAGGGTAAGAAACATGGCTCTTTGGGGCAATACGGATTTAATTGGACAGGCTGGTACTATTACCATCAATCTTGGTACTGAGGCAGTAACTGGATCTGGAACTACCTTTGCAACTACTGGATTTACTGTAAGTGAGGGAGATATTCTCGTAGTTGGCGCTGGTGCCACTTATGGTCATGCAGTAATTTCATCAGTTACAAGTAATACTGCAATTTCAATTGCTTCTACGCAATTTTTGATTCCTCACCCAACAACTAATCTAATTAGTGGTGCATCTTATTTTGTAACTCAAAGACCCATATCATCTATTGAGGGTGGTCAGTATGTTGCACCTGATGAAAAATCAAATAGATATTCTACTGTATTTGGTGTAGATACTACTGAAACTGCTGCTGCTAGAACAGCAACAGTTGGTGGAAAGGCAGGAGCTTATAGCGTTGCTCATGCTGGTTGGGTTGGTGTTACAACTTACGTAGATACTCACGGAAATCTTAGAGTCAAGAGTGAAACTTTAGTTGCCGGAAGTATGATTACCAGTGATGCAAATGATGACGCCAGATATCCAGATTCTTGATAAAAATGTATGAGATTTGATGAGTTGAATGAAAATAATTATTTGTTATTTGCCATAAAATTTTATGACAATCCTCAGTCTGCGACTAAAGAAGATTTTGACAACGATTTAAAAAAAATACGTTATATCAAAAGACTTCTTAAAAAGTATAAGCAGACTGGGGAACTTAAAGTGCATTTGATATTAAATCATTTAATTGTACTTTTTAATGTTTTTAATGATGCGGCAATCCCTTTGTTATTTTATAGTTTAGATAAAGATCTTTGGCCTGCAATAAAAAGTTTTTTAATTTTTTTAAATAGAATACCAGAATATCCAAAAACAGAAATTGATAATATACAAGAAGATAAAAACTGTTTGACCCAACTTCATTTAATTTAATGGATAAAGCAGAAAAATTAATAAATTTAATTAGACTTATAAAAGAAGAAGGAATGAGTGTTTCTTCTGGTCCAGTAAATTCGACTAATAAATCTGGCGAAGTTAGTATTGCCGGTTTACCTCCAGATAATCCTCCTGTGTTTAGAAAAAATAAAATTTATGCAAAGGGGGGTAAAGGATCTCGTAAATGGTGGTTGCAGTATTTAAGAGGTAATTAAAAAAAATGTTCTCACAAGAATCATCTAAACTAGCGGTTCTTGAATCTAAACTCAGTATCTATGAAGAATTATCCCGCGAAATGCTTTCTAAATTAGAATCGGCAGTAGAAAAAATTTCTGAAGGTAATTCACGTATTGCCACAATTCTTACTAAACACGATGAGCGTATTGAGCAAAGTATGAAAACCGATGAACTGATTATTAAAATGATTGAGGATGTAAAGGAAGAAAATAAACAAGATTATTCTAGAGTTATGACTAGATTGGAAAAGTTAGAAAGTAAAGTAGAAGATTTTGCTAAGTTTCGTTGGTTACTTGTTGGTGGTGCAATTTTTCTATCGTTTATGTTTTCACAATCTACTGTAGTTGTGGATATGTTGACACCTGACTCACAACCTGCTAGAGTAGAGCGCACAAAGTAATACCCTCTTGTAATGGATTTTGTTGACTCCAAGTATATTGGTTTAGTTTCATCACGTCTACAAAAATTTAAAAGGGTCAAATCGGATCTCTACAACTTCCGCTGCCCTATTTGTGGCGATTCTCATAAGAACAAAAACAAGGCAAGAGGATATATTTATCCTGTGAAAAATAATACTAACTTTAAGTGTCACAACTGTGGTGCTAGTATGTCTTTTAATAATTTTCTTAAAGAAATTGATATTATATTGTATAAACAATATACTTTAGAAAAATTTAAAGAGGGGCATACTGGACAAAATTTTGTTGTTGAAGAACCAAAATTTGATTTTACTAAACCATCCTTTAAAAAAAAGTTAGATCTTCCTAAAGCATCAGAAATTCCTGTTGCAAAAGAGTATTTGGAAAAAAGAAAATTAAATCCAGAAAAATTTTATTTTACTAACAAATTTAAACAATGGGTAAATACACAAAAACATACATTTGACGTTATTTCAAAAGATGAAAGTCGTATTATTATACCAATGTATGATACGGAAAACAATTTGATAGGTTTTCAGGGAAGAGCACTAGGACCGAACCCTGTTAAATATATTACTGTGATGCTTTCTGAGGATGCTCCAAAAATTTA